GATGAAGATGCGCGCCGTCTGCGCGCGAAGGTGCGCCTTGGGAAAGGCGCGCTGGCTTCTGAAGTGCTCGATGATGTGGCGGACGGAATCCGCCAGAACGTGTCTGTCGGTTACAGGATTGACGGACGCATCAACGCGCGTGACGGCGACCCGGACGGAGCTTACCGGGTGCTGGCCACGCCAATGGAAGTATCACTTGTTTCAATCCCGGCAGATCGGTCAAGTCTTACCGGGGTGGGGCGGTCGTACTCCGAACCAGTAGCAACTGACCAGAAAAAGGAGGGCAATCAAATGTCCGAGGTCGATATGGAGACGGTTCGGCGCGAGGCCGCCGAAGCCGCACGGAAGGACGCGAAGGACATTATGGTCCTTGCGCGTAAGCACAACAAGGCATCCCTTGGTGAAGATGCAGTCGGGCGCGGCCTGTCGCTGGATCAATTCCGGGGCGAGCTTCTCGACGTCATTGGTGACGCGCCGCTGGACACACCGGCGCACGTTGTCGAGGTGACTGAGAAAGAGCGCAAAGAATATTCGCTTTCGCGGATGCTGTCGGCGCAGCTTGATCACAACTGGCAAGACGCCGGTTTTGAGCGTGAGATGCACGATGAAATCGTCTCCCGCACCGGCAAGCAGCCGAAGGGCGTTTATGTCCCTGACTTTGCTTGGCAGGAGCGCGCAGGCCCGATGGCTACCGGCGCAACCGGCGCGGTCGCTAACGAGAACGTCATTTCTGACTTGGTGCCGACAGTTCACCGCGAAGATATGTTCATTGAGGCGCTGCGTGCTAAGCAGGTCGCGGCATCTCTCGGCGTTCGCTTCATCGGTGGCTTGACCAACCGTCTGAACATTCCGGGCTTTTCTGCTGGCGCACAAGCTGGTTTTGTCGAAGAACTTGGCAATGTTGCTGACCAGTCGCAGACTACCCGGTCTGTTACGCTTCAGCCGCGCACCATGGGCGCGTTTGTCGATATGGGCCGCCTCGCTATCAAAGAGTCGGTCCCGGCCATCGACGCGCTTGTGCGTGATGACCTGCTGATGGCTCTGGCCGATTGTCTCGAAAACGAGATGATTAACGGCTCAACCGTTAGTGGCGGTGGCTTGATGACCGCAAGCATCGGCAATCTCGACATCTCTGCTGGCACCGATGTGGATGCGCTCACTTGGGCGGACATTGTCGGGCTGGTGAAGCTGGTCGAGGAAGCGAACGGCATCCGCAACCGCGATGCAATCGGCTTCCTGTCCTCGCCGGGCGTTAAGGCGAAGATGGCATCGACCGCGCGGGTTTCCGGCACGGATTCGGTGATGTTGCTTGAGGAGCCGTGGACCTCGGTTTATGGTCACCCGATTGAGTTCACGACCAACGTGCGTACCAACTACGATCCGGGCGATGGCGGCAACGACGCTTCCGCACTGATCTTTGGTGATTTCTCGCAGGCGATGGTCGGTCTTTTCGGAGCGCCGGACATCCTTGTCGATGAAACCACGGGCGGGCTTGCCGGTACGGTTCGGATTATCGTTCATCAGGACGTTGACATCAACTATCGCCACCTGGCATCGTTTGCCAAGACCGACGAGGTTTCGGTGGCCTAACCAGTTGAGGGCGCGGGTTTTCTTGGTTTTCCCCGCGCCCTCTCCCTTGAAAACGGAGGGTTTTCCATGAAGGTTGAAATCGCAAAAAAATGCTTTACCGGCATTAAGGGAAATATGTTTCCGGGCGAGGTTCATGACTTGCCGGACCGCATTGCCGGAAAGCTGCTGGCTGGCGGTTATGCTGTCGAAATCGAGTTCGACAAGCCGAAGCGCGGCAAGAAGAAACTGACCAATCGCGCGGTTGATGCGTCGGAGATTGAGACGCCAGAGGGCGAGTAATGGCGGTTGAATCGGCAGCGGATCGCGCGGTGTTCTTTTCCGTCGATGATTTTGGGGTGTCGGCGACGTACACTCCGGTTGGAGGGGCATCGGTTACGATTGCCGGGATTTTTGACAATGACTTCGTGGCGCTTGATACGGCTGGTGGTGTGGCTGTTGCGATGCAGCAACCGCGATTTGCATGCAGAACGGCGCAGGTCGCAGCGGCGAAAGAAGGTGACGCGCTGACGGTTGACACGGTAGGCTACACCATCCGTGTGGTTGAGGATGACGGCACCGGGATCACAACTTTGGTTTTGGAGCGCAACTGATGGCGCACGTCCGGCAGCAGATAAGGGACGCGATTGTCACGGCGCTGACCGGGCTAACGACTACCGGGTCAAGCGTTTTTCGGTCGCGGATTTATCCGATTGAGGCAGCGCGCCTGCCGGGGCTTTGTGTCTACACAATGACCGAGGCCAGCGAGATTGAGACGATCAGCCGCCCGCGCCTGTCGTCGCGCGATTTGACTGTCGCTGTTGAGGCGTATGTGTCGGGCGTGAACAATTATGACAACACGCTGGACACGATCAGCGTGGAGGTTGAGCAGGCACTGGCGGCGGATCCGTCGCTGGGTGGCTTGGCGAAGGATTTGAAGATTGCGGCTTTTGAAGCCGAGTTCGCCGGAGAGGGCGAGCAGCCGGTCGCAGTTGGCCGGATCACGGTGGCGGTGGAATACGCCGTCGCCGAGAACAACGTTGAAACTGCCGCGTGATAGGAGAATAGGCGATGGCAACTTTTCAAGGCAAAGACGGCACCGTCAAAAGCGGTGCCAACGCAATCGCGGAAATCCGCAGCTTTAGCGTTTCTGAAAACGCGGACACGATTGAAACAACCGTCATGGGCAATGCGTCCAAGTCGTATGTCGCCAGCTTCAAGGACGCAACCGCGACCGTTGAGTGCTATTTTGACGACACCGACACCACCGGCCAAGGCTCATTCACGGTTGGATCGACTGTCACGGTTAATTTCCAGATGGAAGGCGACACCACCGGCGACCACCTGCTGACCGGATCGGCAATCATTACCGGGCGCGATTTGAGCGTTGCGGCTGATGGTATGGTCGAGGCATCTTTTTCGATGCAGATCACTGGTGGCCTGACAGAAACCACGGTGGCATAAAATGTCGCTGGGTGAGCGCATTTCGTCACGCAGGCAGAAGCAGGCGCGGGTCATCGAGGTTCCCGAATGGGGCGAAGATGGCGCGCCCCTGCTGATGTATGTGTTCCCGATCACGGCGGGCGACCTGAACAAGATTCAGAAAAAGCATAAGGATTTTCTGACGAATCAGACTGTTGACGCGATGGTCGATCTGGTCATCCTGAAGGCCGGGGACGCAGACGGCCAGCGCCTTTTCACGCTGGCGGACAAGGTTCACCTGATGGGCGAGCCGATTGAGATCATTTCTCGCATTTCTCAGGAGATGTTCGGCGATGTCGATTCCGTGGAGGATCTGGAAAAAAACTAAAGGACGATCCGCTGAGGCTAAATATTCTTGCCCTGGCGGATCGCTTACACAAGACACAGCCGGAGATTGAGGAATTGAGCTTGTCCGAGATCCATGAATGGCTGGCTTATTTCAAGGTGGTAGAAGATGGCCGGAAAACAGACCCTTCCAATTAAAATCACGGCTATCGATAACACGCAGAAGGCGTTCCGGGCTGTCACGCGCGGGCTGAACGGCGTCCGCAAGGCGTTGTTTAGCTTCAAGGCCGGGATCACAGCGGCGCTTGGCGCTGCTGGTCTGGGCTTGCTAATTAAGCAGTCGATGCAAAGCATTGACACGCTAGGCAAGACCGCCAGCAAGCTAGGCGTGACCACGCAGGAATTGCAAAAACTACGGTACGCGGCGGAGCTTGCCGGGGTGCAGACGCGCACGACCGACATGGCTGTCCAGCGCTTCACGCGCCGACTTGCTGAAGCTGCCAACGGTACAGGTGAGGCCAAGGATGCGCTGAAAGAATTGGGCATCGACGCGGCGAAGCTAACCAAGTTACCGCTAGAAAAACAGATGCTGGCGCTTGCCGATGCGTTTGACGATGTTGAGAGTTCCGGCGACCGCGTGCGGCTGGCGTTCAAGTTGTTCGACAGCGAGGGCGTGGCGTTCGTCAATACGCTGCAAGGCGGCAGGGCGGAGCTTCAAGCAATGTTTGCCGAGGTGGACAACCTTGGGATTGCGCTATCAACGCGCGCCGTGAAGGGCGTAGAGGAAGCCAATGACGCTTTCACGCGCCTGTTTAGCGTGGTGCGCGGCGTGATTGACACGCTTGTTTCGGCGCTCGCACCGGCGTTCACGTTTCTGGCGGACAAGGCGCGCGAGGCGCTGATCGACCGGATTGGCGGCGACTTTGGGAACGTTGAAAA